GTTCCGGTTGTCCGGTGGTGCTTCCGGTCACCCCCTAAAGCCCTCCCGTAGGATGGGGGTATACCGTGCTCAGGCACTCTCGTATCATAGTTTCACTCGTTTCACCAATAGTCACTCCCTGTCTGAAGGGGAGCCTCCGTCCTACGCAGTCTCAGATGACCAGTCTGAGGTCGTACCACCACGAAGATCACTACAGGTTACAATTAATCCGAGTTCCACTACGCAGAGTCATGCCCTCGCTGAAGAGTCTGTCAAATTCGCTTTCTTCACATTCTTGATACGCTTCAGGGCATCTTCTTGATACATCACCTTCCACTTCGCTGGAGGCAAGCTGTAACTCTGAGCGCTTAGCCCGAATTGCCATCGCAATGAGACGCTGAAGAGTTCCCGACCCTCCAGAAATGGTGACACTAATTCCTCGAATCCGAATACTATAGGTACATCCGACCGGGTTGATACCGAGAAGTCGAGATGCTGCATAGTTAACCGAATCTCCCGTCCAAGATCCAAGGACTCTGTGCAATGAAGTTTCTTTCCAGTCATATCTGTAATATCTCTTAAATACAACTTTCCCGAAACTCCAGCTTTCCTTGAAACCAAGGGGATGATCTTGATCCGGATTCTCCGAACAGTGATGTAACCGCCACTCATCGCGACTCGGACTTTCGTCAGGAAGTTTGAAGGGAGTAATGGAACTTCCACGTCCTCCATCCCAACGTTCACAAGCAGCTTGTTCCCTAGCGTCGCTTCCTTGTACAGTTCGTTCCATGGTTTATTGACTTGCTCGTATTCAGTATCCATGAACTGGTCTTGTTCAAGAAGCCCCTACCCAAAACATGTTTAAGTGACAGTAACCTGGTCTGCCTTAGTAACTTTGGAGACAAAAATTTGCCAGTTAGTTAGGCCTGTCAAACCAGGAATCGTAAGATTAGCATTGCGTACAACCGTAATATTAGCAGTGTAACTAGCCCTTGGCAAATTCGACACGCCGAAGGACCCATTAATTGTTGCACCGGCTGACACTGTCGGTGTCCCAATCCCTGTAACAGTAACATTTGCATTCCATGTGACAACGTATGTGCCTGGGACCCTAAACTGATAAGTAATCGATGTTCCAGTCCCAGCTTCATAAGAGAGAAAATTAGGTCCAGCCTGATAAGTAACTCCACCAGCCACAGTACCAGCCAAATCCTGTTGTAGTGTATTCACAGGCTGTGGTTCATATAGATCAACTGTGTACTGAACGAAAACATCTCCATAGGTGTTGGTGGAAGCTCCACCATACACCGCCCATCCTACCTTGCCTAAGTTCACTAACTTTGGGTCAGCCGTAGCATTATCAGACATGAACCGTTTCGTGTTATCAACTGGTATTGGCAGCCTTACCTCTCCCCAAGGAGCAATCTCTGCGAGATGTCCATACGCTGCAAGACCTGCCCTCTCGTCCGGACCTGGATCCTCTGAGTCCTTATCAAAGAATAAGGCAACCCTTCCCGGCTCTGATGTTGCGCAAAGTGGCACATAGTGCAAGGATATGTTGACAAACTTATACTGATCAAAGTTTCCAGCGATTGTGGGCAACCAGTTAAATACTGCAAAATTTAATGGATTCAAGCTGTAATCATTAGCAGGACCATAATCATTATTGACATGGAAACCAGCCACAGCACCTTCAATCTGTGAAATGTATTCTCGGTGTGTGATGCGTACAGTTCCACTAGTCTGTGTAAACTTAGGACGAGATCCGCGCACTATCCTAGTGTAAGCTACAGGAGCTGCGATAGCCCCAGGTAGCGTGCCAGGGTGAGGGATATTGTCCGTCTTTCCCTTCCGACCTTTACTCTTTCTGGAGAGTACCCAATTAACCCCATCATATATGTATCTTCTGTTGTCAAAGAGCATGGAAGCTCCTTTTAACATTGCAGGCACTGCTGCTTTCTTCAAAACCGCAATTGCTTTATTATTATTCTTCGTCACTAATGCCATGTTTGAAAAACGTTGTGAGTTTGGTCAAGCTGCGGCGAAGTCGAGAATGCTAGGCTCATGCGAGTCAACACCCTCAGCTCCGAACAAGTCCATCTCCCATCTCCCAAGACGGTCCTCCAACGCCAGCTGTTCATCACCTGTAAGCTTAAAAGCCTGCCAGAATGAGGCACGAGATTCAGGGGTTATCTCATATGATCCCCCACTCCCGCGCCATTTATGCACATTTGTGACTGTGTCGATCCTCTGATGTTTAATTGGAGCTTCGTACAACTTAAAAGACTCGTAAAACT